TTAATTGTTGCTTCAATTTATGAGCTCTTTCAACGTCCACTCTCACCCCAAGAAATCTCATGTCTACCAGACAAGGAAACAGATCTGTCTCGAGTTCAAAAATAGACTCAACATCTTGATGTAATAATTCTTTTTTAAATATTTGCCAAAGTTCTAAAGTAAGCTCTGCATCTTTTTCTGCGTAAGATCCAACATACATTGCTGGCAGTTGCCACATGTCTGCTTTAGGATCTAATCCCCTAGACTTTGCTTCTTCATTTAATGCAGACTCATTTTTACCATGACCTAAATAATCCCAAGACAAACTGTTTAAATCAAATCTAAATCTATTTTCATCAATTAAAGATGCTGCAATCATGGTATCAACTATTTGTCCATTAATACCAAGACCCATAGATTTAATCCAACAAACATCATACATAGCGTTGTGAAATATTTTTATAGCGTTACTATCTAATACATCTTTGAACCACTCTAAAGTTTTTTTACGATCCATGTTTGGCCCTGATCCGTGAGCAATTGGGAAATAAAATTTTCTTCCTGGTACAGCAACAGCAATACCCACGACTTCTCCATTACCAATAATAGATCCGCTGCCTTTTGATTTTAAATCTGGATCTCTTGTCTCCAGGTCAATTGCAATCTCGTCATACTTTCTTAAATCTGGATATTCTTCGGGTTCATTCCATTCTGTCTGTGCTTCAAATAAAGGTACCTTCATTTTTTTACCTCGTATACGTATTTGTTTTCTATTATTTTAATCATCTTATCTTTGTTACTAAATGCATATAAAGCTGCATTGTAGTCATGAGGAAATATTTCCCATGCAAGTTCTTTTTCTAACCCAAGATAAATTTCTAAGTTAAATTTATTTTTGGCAAATTTAATTGTTTTGCGTACTGTTGATTTTTTTGGCATTATTTTTTATTCATATCTTTTATTGTTTTAATTTCTAATTCACAATAATGAATTATTTTTTGAAGATCTTGTATGCCTGCTTTATTTTTATATCTGCAAACATATTTAATAACGTTGCCTTGAAAAAAAGATAAATCATTTTTAGAAATAAATTCGTAAGGTTGTATGTGAAAGTTTCTGTAGTGACTCCCGCCTATTTGCTTATCTTGTGGAAATGAATCCTTAAATATATCTTTATGTGTCATAGTGGATATCCCTTTCGTTCTATTTTTGCTCTCATTAAATATAAATTTCTTTTTGCTCTCGTACAACCTACATACCATACTCTATGCTCTTCGTCACGTTTTATTATACTTTTAACAATAGCTTCTCTTATTTTTTTAGCGTTATCTAATACTAAAATTACATTTTTACATTCACCGCCTTTTGCAGCATGAATTGTAGACACTTTAATTCTTGCTTCATCACTTAATCTTTCTTTATTTGACAACATTAATCTTATATAAATTTTATCATCAGCTGGTGCATTATCAAAACACTCGAACCATTTTAAATCTTTTTTGAGTTCTCTGTTTCCTAAATATTCTTTTATATCTTCTAATGCTGTGTCAGATACTTCTTCTCCATTTAACCATTTGCTATGATTAATAATTGCTTTGTAGAGTTTTGTGTTGTAACTTTTTTGATGTCTGTTTTCATAATATAAACCTTTTACTTTTAAAAGATCACATACTTCTTTGGCCCTAGATAAAGTTCTAGTTAGTATCAACCAATTGTCTTGGTAAAGATCTACATTTTCTAAACTATTAATTTTACTACATAATCCTTCTTCATCTCTTGGTAAATAATTTTTAGTTGCTCTAAGTCCTGCAATTCTTGCAGTAATAATTTCCGATACATCTTGCACTGCTTTCGGAATCCTTCGTGATTTTGATAATACTTTTTCTGTAGCATGTTCTTGAATAAATCTATCTACATCTGCACCGGCCCAACCATATATTGCTTGGTCATCATCACCAGCTAAATAAATATTTTTTGATTTAGATTTTAATATGTCATACAGCTTCCATTGTATTGGAGATAAATCTTGAGCTTCATCAATAAATACTACATCAAAGTTTGGAATTTTATTTGGTTGTTGCACAATATCATGAATCATGTCTGTAAAATCTACTAAGTTATTTATGTCTGGATGTTTGTAATGATTGTAGTTTGCTTCAATATGTTTTAATAAATCTGGTTTTACATTTGTTGAATGTTCTCCTGTGCAATACTCATCCCATACTGGAATATCTTTTTCTTTTGCTTTTAAAATAATTTGAAAGTATTCATTATCACAAGTTAAGTAAGGTGAAGCATCAGCATCTTTTTTAGCATTGACTCTTATACTTAATTCTTTTCCAAGATCATTATAATGATAGTCCTGCATAACGTTTTCTTCTCTAAGTCCCAGACTGTGAAAAGCTAAAGAGTGTAATGTTTGAAAATATTTAAGTTGTTTCTTTTTATACTTAGGATTCTTTTTAAGCATTCTATCTCTTGCTTCATTGGCTGCTTTACGAGTAAAGGCAAAGTAACCTATTTTACTTACTGGAGTACCTATTCTTATGTAGGCCATGGCTCTTCTAATTAATTTTTCTGTTTTCCCTGTACCTGGAGGGCCATATATTTTTGTAACCTTTGTCATTAAAGAATATCTTTTTTACTCTTCATTGGTAAAATTTCTATTTCATTTTCTTCTTTGTTAAAATATTTCATAGAAACTTTTATACATCTCACAGGATTGTTAGATTTTTTTTCTGTTGATTTTTTAGGGTATCGTTTAGGATGTCTAAGTTCTGCTTCAAAAAAATCCATTAACATTTGTCCTGTTCTATCAATCTTAGCTTTCCATTCTTTATTTTTTAAAAAATTATAAAAAGGATCAAATACAAAATAAGCAAAACCATCAGTATCAATTAACGTGCTACCACTTCTAAATGCAGCATCACTAACAGCTGGAACACCGTGAATATAGTCTTCTAAGTGTTTGTGCAATACTTCTTTAGGTGAAGTGCCTGGCGGAGCTTTTTCTGTTTTCATTCCTTGCCATAAAGTATCTAATATAGTTTGCATATCATCACCTTTAATTCTTGGTGGTGGAATAGGTGTATGTGCTCCAATCAAACGTCTAAGTTTTTCTTGATCCATAATATAATTTATATCTCTCGCAATTATTTGTTGTGTAGTTTCACCTTCAATTTTATCATTATAATGTACAGTAAATCTAAATTCTGGATCTGGTGAATAATCTATTTTAATTAATGCAGACAGTGTTGGAAACTTTTTAACTTTGTCTGATGCTACACCAAACTTTCTTTTTAAACATTCTGACTTAACACACATACTATTAATAGGTTCTTCTGAACATGTATGGCCTGCAGTATCTTTTTTATAAGCTTTAATTTTTTGTTTTACTTTTTCATCACCCCATATGTTATCGTAAACGATATAATTTCTAGCCCCTTCTAAAAGTTTTTCTTCCCAGTTGTCTGGATATTTCTTTTTAGCAAACACCATATAATTATAAATAAATCTATCTCTATAATCATCTAATTTAGATTTTGATAATCTTTGAAGACATACAGGTCCATCTATAAATTCATCTGCACCACCTGTAAGTTCTAGTCTAATTAATTCATCTGCAAATTCTTCTAGTTCTTCTTTTGTTTTTGTGTTAGCCTCGACGACTTTTATAAATTGTTCGAAGGTAAACTCTGTACCGTCTAAATTTACACCTACTCTTTCATTACGATTGTAATAAGGTAGATTAATAAAATTACCATTAATTGGTTTTTGATCTGAACCTACACCTAGTTGTGTTTGTTTTGGAAATATTTCTGTTGATGCTTTTAAATCAAATGTAAATAATAATTTGTCTAAAAAATTTCTTACAAAACTTGCTTTGACTGGTTCTTTAAAGAACACATAAATATGAAGTCCACCACTCTTAGATTTAACGGGCACTACAGGAATATTTTTCTTATCGATAATTTCTAAATACTTTCTTAAATCAAAATTGTCGTACTCATCTGAGTCGATATCAATTGCTCCAAACTTTGCGAGTCCTTCATCATTACAAGGTTGGATACCAATAGACTTTTTGCCTGTAAGATGATCTAAATAATCAGACTCTAATAATTCTTTTGCTGCCCAACCATACTTTAATTTTAGTTTACCTGTAGCTGGATCTTTAAACGCAGAGTTAATATCTGCATAACCATAATCTCTTTTAAGACCTGTAAATATTTCTATAAATTTATTTTCCATCTTTCCTTTTTAGTAGGGGTGACTCCACTCTCGCTTTGCCACCCCTGTTGCAACCATTCCCGGAGGGGAATTTTACATAATGTGAGCGGATCCATCCGAAGACTTAGCCGTATCTTCCTCACCATGTTTAACTTGAACATCTCCTTTTGAAATGCTCTCAGAAAAACTTCTAGCTTGTTGATACGTATTTGCGTCTTGAATTGGACCTATCTTGCTCACTTCCCAACCAAACCATGTGCCTTTGTCGTTAGACTGTTGCACGGTTTTTAGTTGATAAAGATGGCTAAAAGATGCGGGTGTGAACATACCGTTCTTACCTTGCAGCTTTATACTTTGCATCATGCTATTCCATTTTCTACTAATTTTTAATTGAGTAGATTTCATAGCAATCAACGCAGTGGTCGGTGAGTCACTGTTGACTACAACAAAATGTTGAGCAGTCTTCTCGATATAATTACCGTTTGGAAGTCTATCTTTAAAGTCTGCACCTCTAGTTGTTTTAGTCATGATGTCACTAGACGCAGGATAGATATTAACTGGAGCACCAGATCCATCTTTTCCTCTGTCTTTCCACTCGACATATTCGAGTTTGTAGTAACATGGAATCACTGAGACTCCTTTTTCACCATTGAAGAGTTCTCCTGTTACTGAATTATAAATCATTCCAGGTTCTGCACCTTCAACATACTTGCCGTCTCTCTTGTTTACTTCTGGAGATAACTGTCCAAGTATTTTAAGAAACGGTAATGCAAGATCATCTTGTCCTACCGCTCCAGTCTGCACATTTGCATCTGCTTCAAACACTACATTTGTAGCTAATGCATTTTCCTTCTTTATTGTTGGTTCTTTGTTCATGTTTCTATTTCCTTGTTATTTTGGTTCTGTTTCCTGCGAACACGTTAAATAGATCCGTGGGCATCTCTTTCCCAGACTCAAGACGCTCACGAACCAATGCTTTAAGAGTCATGGGCTCAACCTTTAACTTCTGGGTAGGTTGATATCCTTGACCTTGCGCAAGGACAGCAAAATCTGCCGCCTTGTTATCTTCGTTACGACCAAAGGAAACGGTGATCATATTTTTAATTATGTCACCCAAGCCATTGTTACGAAGCCAGTTATATGCTTCTTCCTCTCTTGATTTAGGAATTGAAGCACCATAGACGGGCATGCATTGTACACCTGCACCGTCTGCTAAACTAAATTTTGATATATTCATTTCTGTCATCATCGTAGGTATAACCTCTCCCGATAAAACGTCCATATCCTTTTTTAGTTTTTTTAATTCTTCTTCTTTTGCTACAACTTTATCTTCCAAGGTTCTTAACTTTACAACCTGGGCAGATAGTTCTTTGATGTCGTTAGTATTCTTACTAGCCAACGAATCAACTTTGTCTTCTTCTAGATTTATACTCATGTCTTTTTACCTTTCGTAGTAGTTAATAATGTTGTTAATATAATGTCATAATATCCTATGTCAAGTTTAATCTTCAATCTTTCCTTGTTCATATAAATTTATTTCTATGGGATAATAAGTTTTTTCTTGTCTGTCCCATTTTAGTAAATTAAATTTTCCTCCGGTTTTATCAGCTACAATTGAACAAGCTACACCTATGATTGCAGGGTCACCTGTAAGTAGTAAATAATCGTCCGGAGTATATTTATCTAACAGTTTTCTTAACTTAAAAATTAAGGGCCCTGGAGATAATATAATTTGTGAATGTTCTGGTAATAAAGTTTTCAATGTGCCAAACTTTTGAGCTCCCATAATATTAAATTTAGGGGTTCCTATCTTAGTTCCTGGTAATTCTTGTATTATATAAACTGTGTTCATAACTTTCCTATTGACATCTATTATAGGGTTATGTTATCACTGTCAATAGAAAGAAGAAATTATTATGGATTATAAATTTAAAACTAAGCCTTATGCGCATCAATTGAAAGCGCTTAAGAAGTCACATAACAAAGAACTATTTGCATACTTTATGGAAATGGGTACAGGTAAATCTAAAGTGTTAATAGATAATGTATCTATGCTTTATGATAAAGGTAAAATAAATGGGTTTTTATTAGTTGCGCCTAAAGGTGTTTATAAAAACTGGTTCGACTCAGAAATACCTACACACATGGTAAACCACATAGATAAAAAAATGGTGTTGTGGCAAGCCAACATTACTAAATCACAACAATTAAAGTTAGATTCATTGTTTGAACCTGGAGAGGATCTTCATATTTTAATTATGAATGTTGATGCATTTAGCACATCTAAAGGTGTAGAGTTTGCAGCTAAATTTTTACGTTGCCATAGAACTATGATGGCCATTGATGAGTCTACAACTATAAAAAATCCTGATGCTAAGAGATCTAAACATATTTGTTCTTTGGGCCAGTATGCTAAGTACAAAAGAATTCTTACAGGATCACCTGTAACTAAATCGCCTTTAGATTTATATAAGCAATGTGAATTCTTAGGTGAAGGTTTATTAGATTTTACTTCTTATTATGCTTTTAGAACTAGATATGCCATACTTAAAACCATGAACTTTGGTTCTCATAGTGCAAAGGTTCCTGTTGGTTATCAAAATTTACAAGAACTATCTGATAAGATTGCTTTATTTTCAGACAGAGTTTTAAAAGAAGATTGTTTAGATTTGCCAGACTATACTTATCAAAAAAGAATTATACAATTAAGTAAAGAGCAACAAAAAATTTATGATCAAATGAAAAGTGTAGCTCTTGCGCAAATGGATGGTAAGCTAATGACTACATCTACTGCATTAGTTCAATTAATGAGACTCCAACAAATTACTTGTGGTCATTTTAAAGCTGATGATGGTACACTTAAAATTATTAAGAATGAAAGAGTCAATGCATTAATGGACATCTTAGAAGAGGTAGAGGGTAAAGCTATTATCTGGGCTCATTGGAGACACGATATAGATTCTATAGTTAAAGCAATTGAAAAAGTATATCCGGGTTCCGTGATGACTTATTATGGATCTACGTCTACTGAAGATAGAGCCAAAGCTATAAAAGAAATACAGGACCCAAATTCTAAAGTTAGATTCTTAGTGGGTACACCACAAACAGGGGGTTATGGTATTACTCTTACTGAAGCTAATGTAATGATTTATTATTCTAACGGATATGATTTAGAAAAAAGAACTCAATCAGAGGCTAGAATAAATCGTATAGGTCAAAAAAGAAAAATGACCTACATAGATATCATATGTGAAAAAACTGTAGATGAACGTATAGTAAAAGCTTTACGTAAAAAAATTAATATAGCTAGTGAAGTCATGGGAGAGGAATTAAAACAATGGATTTAATTATTTTAAATGATGGTCTGTATCAATTAATTCCTGTTACAAAACAAATGATGGAAGGTATTGTAATAACGGGTGAGATAGATTGCTTTGATCTTTGTGACATACTTAGATTAAAACTAACGGGATATATAGATACTTTAAACTTACATATAATGAATGATAATAGTGGTAGTATGATAGGTTGTATGTGTCGTTAAATATCTACCAGTCCAGTTTCGCGATTTAAAAACTTGTATTCAATTTTTTGTATATTAAAATCTTTTTTAATCTTTTCACAAATTTCTTTTACATCAAACTCACCACACGAATAAACATCAAACTGCATTAATGCAGGGTTAGGTTCATCCCAAACATGCATAGCTATGTGAGAAGTTTCAATAATTGCAACAGCGGTAATACCTCTATTACCTTCCATTTTACAATACTTAACATAAGGACCCATAAATATTTTCATATTTATAGAATCAACAAATTCTTTCATCCATTCTGTTAATTGTTCTTCATCTACTGGAGGTTTAATTGCTTCAGCACGTATAATAAGATGTTGATGCACCAACAAACTATTTTTCATAAAATTTAATTTAACATGTCCATAAGTAAAGTTAACAGCACTGCACCCATACCGCCAACAATCCAATACTCTAATCTTTTAATTCTTTCTTGCATTTCTTTTATCTGCTCAAACGTTTGCTTCTGCATAATTCTGCAAAGCTTTTCATGAGATTCTATTTTTTGTAATGCAGATTTTCTAGCCATTAACTTGAACCCAAATTATTTGTTGCGTTATCAATTAATGCTTGAAGTTCTGCAATAGTTAAACCCGTTGCACTTTCTGCTCCTGGAAGAAGAGGTGATTGCATTTTAGAAGAATCAAATTCAAATGTTTGAACAGGTTTTACCTCATCAACATTTCTATTAAATTTTTTTCTAATATCTAAATTTTCAAAAGCAGCAGACCCACCTAAAGGTAGACTACTAAGTCTAGACATATCATAAGTAGGTTCGTTATATCTTTTTCCTAGACCAAGTTTTTGTCCAACACCTCTTACTAGATTTCCTAAAATTCCACCACTTGTAATAAGATCCATTATACCACCTCTACGATTTTTTGAAAATGCAAGTGGATCAAATGCTTTAGCCGCTGCTAATTCAGATGGTGATACCGTATTTCTGTCATCAAAAAAACCTGGGTTAACTCTTTGACCTGCTCCTGCTGCAATAACAGATGATCTTAAATCTTGTTCTGCTTGTGTCTTAACTCCAGGTCCTGCACCACTGGGTGCTCCATAATTACTTGCTTGAACTTCTGCTCGATCTCTTGCGTTTGTGCTACCTGTTTCCATGGCACTCATTGCAGTTCCAGATGTATAATCTCCATCTGCATCAAAAGAGTCATAACTAGGTATACCTTTTGGTCCTTTATGTGGTGTGCCTTTTTTAGCTTTCTTTAACATCTTAGCTTCAGCATCTGTAATATATGCAAGCTTAACTGCTGGTGCATTTTTTCTAGCTTTAAATTTTTTAGGAACAGTCACAGATGGAGAGTTTTTAATGTAATTTTTAACTCCGTCTTGTGCTACGTAATCTATTTTTTTATCTATTGACATAATTAACTAAATATCCCCCTTGGAAAGTATTTTTCAAATAGTCCAGGCGTTGTTCTGTTAGGAACAGAAGCTGATACTACTTGAGTATTTATAGCAGTATTTTTGTTTCGATCAACGGGTAAAACTGCAGGAGTATCTTCTACAGGTCCCACTCTTGCGCCTAAAGGGGGTAATTCTCTTGCTTCTTTAACACCAAAAGTTAAAGCTGCATCGATGAATGATTCAAAACTTTCTAAACTATCATTAAGATCATAGTTTCTTACATCTTTTCTTAGATCATCCCAAGCATCTTCAGCTACATCTAAACCTAATTCGAATTTTAATGCTGCATCTAGATTTTGATCTTCTAATCTTTCAAGTAAAGATTTAACTCTAGCTTCACTTGGAGTAGGTACTTTAAATCTACCAGCAAATAAATTTTGTACTTCTGTTTTATTTTTTAAACGATCATTTAAAACTTTTCTTAAATCACTTCTACTTACACCCAGGTCTTCAGCAGCTTGAATAATATTCATTAAATTTTTTTGAGATTTAAATGAATCTATTACCCAAACTTTGTAAGCATTAATTTTTTGCTCTGGTGTAGATCTTGCACTGTAAGCAACACTTGCAAACTTAGCACCAATGTTTCTTTTATCTCTACCAAATGATGTAATAACAAATGGCATACTTTGCATAGGTTTAATTTCTTGTACACGTATACCAGCCATCAATGCTACTAATTCATCTCTTAAATTTCTTTCACTACCATAATCTGTAAATCTACCACTAGCACCGTCCCATACTTTAACTGCTGAAGTAAATGCTCCAGGATTAAGACCACCTATGATATGTTCTAAACTTCTAGATATTTTAACACCTAGTGGATCTGTTTCTCGATAAATCATTTTACCTGTTCCTGTTCGTCCACCTCTTAAAGTAACGTCCGTGATTCTTTCAACACCAATAGACTCCGATATAAAGGGTGAAAAGAATTCTACCAAAGCTCCGGGATTTTCTGCATCACCAATTAAAGAATTAAACACAATTGTATTTGCACTGTCTTGATTTAATTCCCCTCTACCAAAAGCATTTACAACTGCATTGATTGGTCTAACCAAAGAGTCGTAAGGATTAGAATATGAAAAATTAAAATACTTAAAGTTACCATCGGCATCAGGTGATGATACTGGTATTAGTGTTGCGTTCTTTTCATACACAGGAACAAACGCTCTAGCTTTTTGCATCATTTCATCACTTACACCCGTGATAGCTTGAGCTGTACCACCAATGACTGTACCTATACCACCAAATGTTGCTGAAGCTCCTATTAATCTACGAGCTCCCATTTGTCTAATGTATGGATTAACACTTGTTAATTCTCTTGCACCTATTGTAATTAAGTTAGATCCTGTTCTTAATATCTCTGCAGGGAACGCTATAAAGTTTCCAAAAGGTAAGTCTCTAATACTTTGAATTATTTTAGGAACCTTACTATAAGTCGGAATAGTATTAGTTACAAGATACGCAGACACTTCTTTAAGAGCTTCGTCTGCTGTTTTCTTTGCACCTGTAATAGAACTTATTTCAATAAAATCTTCTTTAGCTACAGTTCTGTACCAGTCTTTTACTTCATTTAATACTTTCGCAGGGTTAGCTTTAGGGTCTCCGAACGCTTGTTTAAGAGCAGACTGATAGAATCTGTCAGAGTATATTTTCCAAACGTTGTCACCTCCTTGATAAACATCAACAAACTTTTTAACTGTTGGGTTTTTCATAAAGTCATCAATACTTAATAGACCTTTAACTCCTCTTTCAGCTAAACGTTTCATTTCATTAACTGCAATACTTTGATCGATGATTCCTCTTGTTACACTATCATCTATAAAATCATCAAATATCTTTTCGTCTATTTTTCCACTTTTAAATATATCTTCAAACGTATCTCTGAATGCTTGCGATACTGAAGTACGACCTCCTATTAATCCACTAGCTAATGGAAAGAAAGATGCTGTAGAAACGTTTCTTACTTGTGTCATTGGTGAGAAAATAGTTTTAGTTATCTGACCACCTGCTTTAAATTTCATTATGTTAGAATAAAAAACATTATCAAATAAATTATCAAAATTACTTTTTACTCCTTGTATTGCATTTGCAATTTCAGGAAGTGTAAAATAAGTATCAAACTTTGCTACTTCTCCTTCTTTAGGTTTTCTCATTTTTTCATTTCTAAAAAATTTAGAATCTAAAGCAAAGTCATCAATAGAATTAATACCAGCATCAGGTCGAGCTGTAATTTTTCTTAAACGTGTAGGATCAATTCCTCTTCTTATGACATCTTGATACGCAGCGTCATCAGTTAAAATGTTTTTAAATACCACACCGTTTTTTAACCATTGAGATTCTACAAGATCAAAGTATTGTCTTTGATAAACTTGTTTGTTATTCCATATAATTGTATCTAATACTGGACTATAATCTTTTATTTCTACTTTTTGTCCTTTAGGTGTAGATAAAAATTTTCTAATTTCATCAGAAAGGTCATCTACTTTTTTTATATCTTTACCAGTAAATCTACCAACAGATGCAAAAAATTTATTGGTATTAGCTCCCGAGTTTATTACCGCACTTTTTAATCCTTGCATTCTAAGTGCAACTTCTTCGTCTAATAATTTATTAAATGATGTTTCTTTTTCGTTAAGTTTTTTACCTTCTTTTAATTTTTTTCTTAATGTATCTGCTTCTTTTCTAGAAATATTTTTAGGTCGCATGTTTTGATTTTGAAGAATAGTGTTTTTTATTTCTTTTCTAGCTCCAGCAGCTACTTCACCTTTTACATCAAACTTAAAATTTTTATTGTTAAAAGATGCAAG